TGTTGTAGTAATTTGAGAGGTCGATTGAGATAGAACCTGCACCCCATTTGCCGTTTAACAACTTAACCAAAGGAGTACCGGTTGCTGCACCGGAGATTGAAGCATCAATGTCCGACAAGTCCAAAAGTGAAGCAACGGGGGTACTGCCTGAGCCAACACCACCATAGAAACTAATTGAGCCGTCAGCAATTAGATTACTAAACTGAACATTCGAAGCCTTAGATAAATCCTGATTTATAGAGTCAAGGTTCGCTTTGTTCCCGTGAGAATGTCTAAGGTTGTACGCTTCTGCAAGGTTGCTTAATTGGGCATCAGAAATGAACCTGCGAGTAGCATCTGTGTCAATCATCGAAGCGGCATGAGAGGCAGGGTGTGAGTAAGGGGCGGCAACAGAGATTCGGCCCTGCGCATCTACATTTACATTACTTCCTATTATCACCCCTCCAAGCATGGCGGCTGTTGCCAATGGCAGAACATATCTATTAACCCAAGAGCGAACACCGCCGGAAGAAGAAAGTATCTTACCGTCTACATCAGGGTTGCCAAGAGCAGGCTCTTTGCTATTCCAAGCAGTACGCTCAGCAGCGGTGAGGTGTTTAACTGTATCTCCTGTGTGTGAGTTGAAAGTAGCCGGGGAGATATAGTCGTGCGAGTGGGATTTGTAAGCGTATCTTGAGTCAGAGGTTGTTTTATCGTAGTAGTTTGATAAGTCGATAGCCACTGTGCCCTGCCCCCATTTGTTATTTGCCAATTTTACCAATACGGAGCCGACAGGTGCAGCAGTTACATTTGGGTCAACATCGTTCAGGTCGGTTAAGGAAGTTGGAGCAACAGGCGGCGCGTTTTCCGGATCGCCATAAAAAGAAATTGGCCCGTCTGAGTGAAGAGCCGGGGCCTTTACCTTATACGGCGTTGTAATCTCGTTTTCAGCGCTATTACGGGTAAAGTTAGAATCTGCTGTAACCTGAGACGATGACGACGAAAGTGCCTTCACATCTTTGTCAAGAGGTGCCGAATAGCTTTTTGTAATATTTATGCTGCTCATTCGATTGGTATTATTTGGTCATAAACTTGCGTAACTGTTAGGGAGTGTACTCCGGTATGCAGGTTCCACTTATCGCCTAAATACATATAGCGGCCGGGGCGGTAGTCAATTGAAAAGAGGTAAAGCGGCGAGAGGGGCTTATCCGTGATTACGTCCCCGGATATCGTCGCGCGACTATCAATTACCTGGCAAAATCTATCTTGAAGGAGCAACTCCGCCAATTGCTTACCATCCTCCGGTAGTTCGGAGGCTGAGTCATACCAGCCTGTAAAAGGCCGGAATACCTTGTATATATCTGATTCCCCACCGTTATCAACCGTGTCCTCAAATACCAGGATATTTGATACATTTCTGTAATTATCGTACAGTACCGGTACCCCGTTATTAATAAAGTTAAGCGATGACTCAGGGGCATCGTTTATTTTTAGATTTACGTCCTCGGCCGTCTTCCAAAATCCCTTCGATGACTTAGCGCTAAAAGTGTTAAGAGGCTTTTTAGTTGTGCCCACAGACACCTCAATATCCCCTATATGTGTAAAGTCAATTACACCCGTTGCTCCTTCGGTGGCGGGGTATAAAATGAGCTTAATTGAGTTTGTGTTTGGCGTACCCGCAATTGGGGGTATAATCTTTGATTCAAGAGTTACCTCGGCTGCCTGAGAGAGGTCGCCTTTAAAGTCGTCCCAAAGGTCGAGAACCTTAATAACCCGGTGATCCTCCGTATCTCCCTCCCTTAAAAAGTCACCGTCAATATTTATTGAGTTGTAATTATTGACAAATACGGCAAATGGTACATTAATTTTCTCAAGCCCTGGCGCTGCGGTAAGTGCCACCTTAAATTTAATTTTTACAGTGTCTCCTCCATAAGCGGTGCAATCAACAATTTGGTAAAGCGACTGAAGTTTACCAACAATCGAATGCCTGAAGGAAATACCGCGGGCTATTCCGTAAAGGTTGGAGAAAGGCTCCATGTGGCAGGACTCGTTGCTGTAATACCACTTTTCACGGTCGATACGGTTTGCCCAATCTGCGATTTTAAGTGTAAGGCCGGACGAAAAGTTATTGCGGATTAGCGACTGTGGTTCGGACATTTCCTGGTTAACGGTAAGTGAGGCGCATCCGGTATCAACCTGCATATTTGGGTTGGAGTACCAGCCTTCGGAGTCAGACCCGAGCGCAGCTGAAGCGGCGTAGGTAGCAATTGAGGCGGCGCCTGAGGTATCGACCCTCACAAAGTTATTCTGCCCCCTGGCCCTGTCGCGTATGCGCTCAATAAACCATTCATCGTTTGCCTGATAAATTCTGCAGCCAAACCCGGACAATATATTCGTAATTATCTCAAGAGCGTTTAAAACGGTTAAGACCCCGTCGGCAGTTTCCGTAAGCCCTTCGTGGTCAATAAGACTTTGCTCAAATAGCGTTTTCCCGGGAGAGGCGTCATGATCCTTTGAAAATATGCTACAGCATATGTTGATAGGTAGATTAAACGCCTCGGAAAGACACCTTTTTAAAACGTCATACAGGTTACTTTTCATAAATAACCCGAAGTATGCAACCCTATAATTTTCGAGAGATTTAAGGCCGTCTGTGGCTTTAAGCGATATAGTGTAAGGGGGAGCGATAAACTCCTCCTCATACAAACCCGGCTCAACGTAGCCCCTAAAAATAACGCTTGCGCCCCGCTTTACGACAACCATATTGTCACGAGGAGCTGACAGGAATAAATCCTCGTACTCAAAGTTTACGTTACTCCAGATACGGAGGTTGCAAATAGTGGAAAGGATAGGCTCAAAAAGCTCCCTGTTGGGGCGCTCAATTACTACAGGATCCTCGGCAAAATCCAGCTCCTTTGTGGGGCCGGAATAATCAAGCGAGGATATTTCAACTCTGATAAGCTCGCCGCCGGGTTCGTTAAATTCACCGAAGTACTTCAAGCCCCAAGCCATTACCCCATCCTCCTTTTGTTATAATATTTGTTTAGTATTCCGACAAGTTTATTATCCTCTATTTCAAACCTTACCTCGCCACTTAATCCCGAGCCGGTTCCCCTAAGTATATCCTTTAGCTTACTCAATGGCGCAATTACCTCAGGGTTATTTGAGGCTCCGGCGTACTCACCCACCCGGGCGAATGTTTCCCCATAAACTATACCTCCGTCCGCAAAGTTGGCCGTTTTGCGCAAGGCCGCCGATGCCGCGGTTGCAGCAATAACAAGTCCCGCGCCTGCGGCAATGGCTGCCCACGGGTTATCCCAGCAAGCCTGCAGGGCCAAAACGGCAACGCCCTGAGCAATCAAGGCCGCTCCGAATTGCTTGAGTAAGTCCATCAATCCGACAAGAATATTTTTAAAACCTGCGGCCCAGTCCCCGGTACCGAGCGCCTCGCCCAGGCCTTCAGCAATGCCGGTAATGCCACTTGCAACAAAGGAACCAATATCAATTGTAACCGTTTTTGCAAGTGCCTTATACTCGCCCATAAGCTTTTTAATTTCCCTTGACGACTTTGTATACCCCTTTTGCAGTAGGTCATCAATTGTGCCCCGAACAAGCGATAACTTGGCGCCCAGGTTGCTTTGTACGTCGCCGAACAGTTCGAAGCTATCATTTACAGCGCCCATTGACTTTTTATAGTTAAGCATTGCTGTCGCGCCGGCGTTTATATCCTTTACGTTAGTTTTGCCGATATCGGGTGTTGTACCCTTAACCTCTACCTTGCTGGTTGAGTCGGCGAAAATCTTTGCCATCTGGCCGGCGCGTGTGTAGCTCTCCCCGAGTGCTCTGTTTTCATTTTTAAGCTTGCCGAGTAGGACGAGTAGCGTTTGAATTTCCTTACCCTCTACCTTAAATCCTTTGTCAATCATATCGGTAATCGTACCCGTTACCGCTGAAATTTTTTCTGTAAGGGCGTCTTGCGCTGTTCCAAATAGGTCGTTTACCTTAGTTATTGAAACGAGTTTTTCCCGGAGTTTTTTCATTTCCTCCGAGAGCTCGCCGGAGCCGCCCTTAACCTTATTTGTGTTAAGCCAAACGCCATACATTTCGTCGGAGTAGTCAGATGCCGACTCGGCGGCCTCGTCCATATCTTTTTTATCCCTATTGGCCCAACTGGCCGAGCCCTTTTGCTGCCCATTGGCCCATGCACCGGAGTAGTCAGCCGTGGCAAGGTTAACCCCCACCTTTATAGGGTTTGCGTTTGAAAGGGATGCAACTGCGCTTTTCGCTTCAGCTGCTGCACCTTTAAAATCGAATTTCAGTAGCTTCCAAAGAGCGCTGCCGAGACTACCAAGCCCGGAAATTACTCCCTTGATAGCGCCCCATACAGAGCTGTACAGAGTAACACCAAAAAGCTTAACGACCTCCCATACACCCATGACCGCTTTACGAAAACCCTCGAACTTATTCCACGCCCAAACGGCAGCTGCCCCGAGTGCGGCAAGTGCGGCAGCAATCCATCCGAATACGGGTATAGACATAATCGCAACGCCTACGGCTCTACAGGCGGCAACTGCCGAAACCTTAAAAGCGGCAAAGCCTGCGATAACGGAGGTAAAGCTAAACGCCTTAATGCCCTTTGAAAGTGCAGATATAAGGGGAATCATTTGTGAGATTGGAACCAGCGCATTAGTTGCAACGGCGGCGAATGGTAGCATACTACCGGTAACATTAAAAACGGCTATTTTATAGTCGTCCATCCTCGCCTTGATTCTTGCGAGTTGTTGCTCCTTGCCCTGCATAACAATTGCCGCTTGCTCCTCTGCCGATTTTGTCCCCTGTATGGCAGCCGTGTACTGTTGCATAAGTGGAATCCCGGATATAAGCGCCAAGGCGGCATTGCTGTTTTCCTTCCCGAACAGTTTAGTGATTAGTGCCGAGTCGTTGGTGATTTTTGTGAGTTCAGCCAGGCGCTCGGCCAGAGGGAGAGACTTATTCGCGAGCACTTCAATAGAAACGCCTGCGGCGTCTAACTCTTTGCGCACTTCCTTTGGCAAAAATCTGCCCTCGGAAAGTGTTGCCAACACGTTACGTATTGCCACGCCTCCTTCAGCTCCTTTCTTCCCCGCCTTGTCAAGTACCTGAATAGCTGCGTTTGTCTCAGCAAACGATACTCCCGCCATTTTTGCGGCCATACCGGCCTGTTCAAGGGCCTGCTTGATAGCAGGGAGTTCCGCCGAGCCTGCCTGCGCAGCTGCCGCCATTACATTCATCATTTCGGCCATCACCTTTGAGGCCGCAATTGGGTCTTCAAGGGAAACCTGGTACTGGTTCATGGCGGTTGTTAATACCTCTGTCGCGCCAACCACGTCATTATCCAACGTCTTTGATAGTATCATGGCGCTGTTACCCATCGCCTGCAAAGCCGCCGGAACTTTTGCTATCTCCGGAGTAAGTTGTGACAGTATTAATTTATATGATTCAACGCCCTCGGCAGCGCTGCCGCCAAAAGTTTTAGCAGCTGCTCGGGCGTATCCCTCTATTTCTTTTAATTTACTACCAGTAACCCCGGTAATAGCGCTCAAGTCCTGCATTGAGGTATTAAGCTTAAGGCCCGGCTGTGCCGCATCGTTAAGGGTGCCGGCAAAGTCGCGGAGAACCTGCACGCCCTGGTTAAGGGAGATTAGGTTAGCTTGAAATTTTGAAAAAGAAGATGAGACTGATTTTGTGGCAGTCTGAAGCGCACCCATTTGCTGAGTGAGCTGCGCGGAAAAGGTACCTGCGTTGCCAGAAAATTGTATGTTAAATACTACCTGATTTGCCATTTCTCACCTATTTGAATTTTTCGACAGCTTTTTCAAACGCCTCCCTTGAGCTTGGTTTTGGGGCGCTCTTTTTAGGCTCTTTAACGTCCCACCAAAATTCTTGTACGTCCTGCAGCGTTATGCTCTGGTCTTTACAATGAGGGAGCAAAAAGAACCTTGCTAAAAAACGGGCGCGGTTCCACTCGCCCTGCATTATTGACTCTTGCTCACCCGACCACTCCTCACAAACAGAAGCAAATTCCGGGGGGGTTAGCGCGTCAAAGTCCGAAAGTTTCAGCCCAATCACGCCCAACCCAAACCCCAGCATTTGGTTAATAGTTTTTACTATGTTTTTTTTTTGCCGTTGCCTTTTGCCGAGCTGAAGCCACCCTCGGCCAGTACGCCCGTAAATAATTCGGTAGCCTGCGTTACGTCTAAGTCGTCCGTGAACTGCTCAATCGTAAGGGGCATTTCCTTCCCCTGTGACCGGCAGGTTGAAACGGCACAGGCGTAAAGGAGCTCGCCCATATCGGAAATACCGGTTACCTGATCTACCTCTTTACCCGTTTGATTTTTAAACTCGCGGATTGCGCCCATTGTCAGGCGCACGGGGTATGTTTTACCCGCAATTGTAATTTCGTGCATTATACTGCGGGGGTGGTTTTAGGAGTTATTGCGCCGGAGTTTTCAAATGATATCGACATTGTCGAGTCATCTTGAGCCGGGTCGTTACGGTCAAGGTTGGTTATTACAAAGTTTCCTTCGTAGTAATCTTTACCCTCCGTGGCAACCAGGGCGTAACGGATCATAACCTCCTTGGCGGCGAGCCACAGTGCGTGAAGCTTTGCGTATCCTCCATCAGTATCGTACGAGCAAAGGGCGTCGCACTTGATTACTGTGCCTAAGCCGGTAACCCTCTTTTTCTTCCATAGTCCGCTGGCTTTGGTAACGCGAGACTTTGTTTCTGAGGTGTTACTAACTGAGCAAGTGCTTTGATGGGCAACCGGCTTCCAAACGGGGACCTCAACGGTACCGGTATTCACGTGAACAAGAATGTCACTACCGTTAATTATGTCTAATTCTGATTCTGCCATTACAAGAATTTTTTAGCTATTAATAATATAAAAATGATTAAAGCCGCTGCACCTATGTACATCAGCGTTTTTTGGTACCAGTAGAGTTCATTTACAACTACCGTTTTAGTAAAGACCTTCGATTGATTTCTTATTAACTCGTAGTATCGGTCTTTGTAGTATATAAGTAATTTGCGCTCTGCCATATTCGCGGTTGCCGTTAAAACATTATTTTTAATTGACAACCGGGGGGGCTGAAGGTCAACGCCTGGCTTGTAGCTCAATATTGAGTTAATGCGTACCCTATTACTCGAATCGCACTCAAGGAGCGCTCTCACAAGTGAGGAGTCCGGGGCAAGTACAACTACGGTATCTCTTAAGCGCTCAACCGTGTTTGTGGTTACAAGCGAATCGCTCCGGGTGAGCTCCGGGGGAGCGAGCTTCCTCGAGCACGAGAGCGCGAGAAAGGCTATTAAAAGGAAGGTTAAACAGTGTTTAATCATTACGACGCTTTTTCAATTTTGGTTATTACTCTAACGTTTTCCAATTGACTAGTCAGGTATTCGACTTGCTTACTAAGAGATCCATTTTCTTCCGTCAGCTTGGCAAACCCCTCTTTGAGGCCCTTATTTTCAAGCGACAACTTACTCATGCCCACCTTTAATTCAGCGTTTTGCCCCTTAACGGTAATTAGCTCCTGCAAAAGAGTGTTGTTTTTTTCTACAAGCATATCTATTGAGCTTTGCAGCTGCTGCAGAAAGTCGTTTTTGCGAGTTTTTTTGCCGGCAAAATACGAGGCCACGCTAGCGATGGGGGTTAAGCAATAACCGATAATAGTACCCCAGTCAATGTAATTTTCCATGTGTAATTATAATAATGGTTTAAAATAAAGGGTTACCTCTTTTTCCCGCCTGACCACAAGCCCCGGCTCAACTATTAAAATTCCCTGCGGATTAGTGGCCTTGTTCCACCTTCGTAGTTCAAAGGCTATGCGCTGGTCGTCCGGGTTTGCCCGTGCAATTTTTAAAAATGTGGATGAGCGAAACTTAGTTGCCCCGAAATTGAAAACAAAGTCGGCAAGGGCATCGAACTGATTCTGATTAAGTCTTAGACCCGATGTGTTTAAAACGAGCTCTACATCTCTGCAGTCTGCCTGAAAAAGCGCGTCTGCCTGAGCCGGGGTAATTATCATCCCCGGGTGAGCTGTTTTGGTGTGGCCATAGCCAATCGTCCAGATACCAGCGGGACATCTGTAGGCCTGCAAGCGCAGGCCCTCAGACGCCTTTATCAGTTGTATACCTTGCTGGCTTACTTTCATTGATACCTTGTGCTATTTTGACTCCAGAAGAGCAATGACTCCTTTCTGATCATCTCTGATGATATCAGCACCAAACCGTGTCCAAGATTCGATAATTGTACCTCCTAAATAACCTGGAGCATTTGGGTTTATGGAAGTCCTTAGTGTTCCCTCCGCCGAGCAAACGAGCTTCTCGTTCCATATAAGGGCTGCGACTTGGTCTGTTGCCTCAAGAGCAATATTTGCAGCTCTTTTAACATTGTCGGTAGAATAAACAATCCCCGCATGCGACTCCTCTGTGGAGCGAATCATAACCTCCATATTTAGGAGTTTGCCAATTATTCCAACAGCCAGTGCGGACTGGTTACCTGTTTTTTCGTAGTCAGTGAACTCCGGGATCTTCAAAAGGTCGGTATACATGTCTGGAGTAGCGAGCATATACCATTTGCCACCGGCAATAGTCATTCTTAATGTCAAATTGTAGACTTTAAGGACATCATCCTTTATGACAGACTTTCTGTTACCGGTTAGCCCAGCTACATTTGTTGCCCGCGCAGCACCACTTGTGGCAATAATATTTGTAGCCAAAGTTGGAGCCCAAGCTGTTGCGGCGATATCGGCACACTTAGTATTGATTTCGTCGGCTTGCTGCTGTTGTTTTGTTGAGCGCTTACTGTAATTCGCCATGATCTCATCCTGAGAATCAATCAAAAGCGGTTCGCAGTAAACAAGCTGTACGCCATAGCTTTTTTTGCTGTCTACGCCCTTCTCTATTGTTAGCGGAAGGCTACTCGGTGTTCCGGATTTCGCTTTACGAATTTTGCCCTGTACGGGTTTCTCAACGGACTCTACGTTGTCTGCAACGCCTGTTTCCTGAAGACTCTTTTTATAAAAAGCATTATCAGGATATAATCTTTTTTGAAGTTCCTTAGAATAAAGAACTGGTCTAATTTCTGCCATCAGTTAGTCAATTTGATTTTTTGGTGAAACGTGAATGAATTTCGATCCATCGTAAATTAATTGTACTACAATGGTTTTTCCAGCTACCCCTACTATTTCGGGTCCAGTTACACCGTTGCCCGATATGAGCTTTTCGGTTCCGGTTGTTTTACTTTTAACAAACAGCTCAGATCCTACAATAAGATCTTCAGCCGGTGTTAAGTTCAGAGTTCTGTCACCGGTGGCGACAGCTGTGACACCGTCAATGACGGTAAGTGTATTTACGACCTCAATATTTTGAGCTCCTTCTGCCGACAGCTGCTCTACAGTTGCCGCTCCAAATGGGAATTTTACGATAGGTTTATCAGATGCCATTTTCGTACGCGTTTAATAGTTTTTCATATTCTTTAGGATTATCGCGCTCCAGTTTAAGAAGTGCCTGCGGATCGTTACGCTGATACCAGTCGTAGGTTTTTGTGCTTGTGGCTGAAGTGATGCCTTGCACGCTCTTAATTGCGCCGCTCAACCTTAGAGGGTTGACAGTGCCACGTATTTCGGTATCCTCTGACTCTTCCCCTTTTTCTGTCACAAGTGAAATGAATAATTCCGGATCAGAGTCGGCAAGCTTTTCATAACTTGCTTTATTCTTTTCAGTTATTACCCCATTTTTCAAACCCTGTGCTGTGAAATGACTTTTAATTAGCTGAGTTGCGCTTGCAGCAGCAACTAACTTGTCAAGAGCCGCCATAATTGTGGCCAGGTCAGAATTTTCATCTAATCCCAGCTTTTTTGCTAGTTCTTTTAGTTCCATCTTGTTTTGATTTGGTTTATACTCATTTAAAATGATCTTTTTAATAGCTGCCGCATCCAAGCTAGACAGCTCGTCTTTGCGCTTTGATGATACGATCTCGTCTATCAGCCCCTCCGCCTTTGCCTCTTCAGCGGAAAACCATGTTTCCTTTGCCATCAGCTGCGCTATGTCAACCTCTTTATTCCCGCGCCTCGACAAAATCGTTCTGAGCATTTCCGTGATTTTTTCAAGCCCTTTCTTATCCTTTTCCGACAGCTTAGAGGGGGCGGCCTCAATAAATGGATCATGAATCATAAACTTTGCATAATCCATCATATATACCTTGTCCCCGCAAACTGCAATCACCGCTGCCATTGATGCGGCAATGCCGTCGATATATACATTTACCTGAGCCTTCATAGAAAGCATTGTTGAAACGATTGATAGCCCGTGTATGACGCTTCCGCCTCCTGAGTTAATGCGAATATTCACGGAGTCAACCTTATCGTCCAGAGAGGCCAGCTCCTGGGCAAATATGTTTCCGTCAATTTCATTTCCGATATCTCCAAAGAGGCGAATTGTTGCCTCCTTTTTTTCTTTGTTGAGTGTCTCTAGGTATTTATGCATTGTGCTATATTTTCTTTCGAGCAAATTTTAATTTTCATACGTGTATTTCAAAAAATCGTTACAAGGGTTGTAACAATCGTTACAAGGGTTGTAATGATTTTTTCATCAGCCCCGATTTTAAAGGATTTTTGTAATAAAAGAGGCAACATGGATGATCAAGAATTGGCATATATCCTTTTTCGCGATGGCGTAACGCAAAAGCAGATAGCTTCCGTCTTTAAAAAATCCGAGCAAACAATTGCGAAGTGGAAAAAAGACGGCAACTGGGAGGCTCGAAAAACCCAAAGCGCCACGGCGATGCGCACCGCACAGGAAGACGTGCAGGAAATATTGACATATCAGCTTTCCACCCTAAAAAAAATTAAAGACTCACTCCTGGATAACCCACAACCAACGCTTATCTCAAAAGGGGCAATAGACGGCATTAGAGATTTGTTCAATTGCGCAAAGGAAAAGCAAATAGAGTGGACTCAATATGTAAGAGTAGTTCGGGAAATAAACAGGTATTTATCGGAGGAGGATCTTTCACTGGCCCAACAGGTAGCTGAGCCCCTGGATAATTTTTTAAACTATAAGCGCAAGCAACTACAATAAGATGTCGGGATTTAGTAGTAAGGAAAAACAAGAGTACGAAAAATGGCTTGCAGAAAAAAAGGCCGTTCAGCGATCCGCGCCAATTATTAACGAAACCGCACAGCAAAAGGAGAAGCGGATTAATGAGCTTCTTGATAATTTTATAAAGTTTTGTAGGTATTACCTTGCTGATTATATGCATTCCGAGTTCGGCTGGTTTCATAAAAGGGCCGTTAAAGAGGTAGAGCAAAACAATAACTTACTGATGGTTGCCGAATGGCCGCGTGAACATGCTAAGTCCGTCCTGTTTGATGTTATGCTACCTCTGTTTTTAAAAGCCAAGGGGCAACTTACAGGGATGATGTTGTCATCCGCAAATGAGGCTAAGGCAAATGTATTACTGTCGGACATACAAGCGGAGCTAATGTTTAACAAGCGATTTATAAATGACTTTGGTGAACAGTACAGAGATGGGAAGTGGTCTGATGGCTATTTTGTAACTACCGACGGTATAGGATTTTGGGCTTTTGGAAGGGGGCAGAGTCCCCGGGGCACAAGAAACGCCGACAAAAGGCCTAACTACGGCGTTGCGGACGATATGGATGATGCCATGCTTGTAAAAAATGAGGAGAGGGTAAACGAGGCAGTCGACTGGATCTTAGGCGATTTTTATGGCGCAATGCCTACCAAAGGAAGTTGGCTGATTATAGCTGGTAATAGGACAAATAAAAAATCAATTTTAGCTAAAATCGTTGGTGATGTAGAGGCGGGAGATCCGAAGAACGCAAACATCACCCACATTAAGGTTTTTGCATTAGAAAATCCAAAAACTCATGCTAAAGACCTCTCCGAAAGTGGCGTCCCTGCGTGGAAAGAAAACTACACGAGGAAGCAGATCCTGGATAAAATGGGGAAAATGGGTTGGAGGCTCGCATTAAGAGAGTACTTCCACGAGCATATAGTAATAGGCCGTGTGTTTCGCGAGGAGCATTTACCGTGGGTTAAGCTGCCGACTATAACATCATATAAAAAACTCGTTACCTACTGTGACCCGTCATTTAAAGGGACGAAAAAAAATGACTTTAAGGCAATAGCTCTGGTTGGTCAGACCGGTAACTTTTTTGACATTATAAAGGTCTTTTGCAGGCAATGCCTTCCTCCCGAAATGGTTCGTGGACATTATGCTTTGGCGGGAAGTATTCCTGAAAATAAGACATGCCCGCACTGGATGGAGGCAAACTTTATACAGGACATACTCTTGAATGATTATGATCGCGAAGGAGAAAAGTGCGGACATCAAATAGGCATTAGGGGAGACAAGCGGAAGAAGCCGGAAAAGGAAGAGCGCATAGAGGCCTTGTCTTCATTTACGGAGCGACAGCTGATTCGGTTTAACGTCGATGAGAGGCAAAATCCTGATATGATAGAATTACGGAATCAATTTCTAGGGTTCCCGGACAGCAAGCATGATGACGGTCCGGATGCTGTTGAGGGAGCCATATTTAAGCTTAACAAAAGGTCTTCCGGGGAATCAAACTCCGGTAGAGCGGGAAGATATAAAACAAACGAATCAAGGAGGGCATAAAACATGAATTTTCTTATACGGGAAGACTTTGAAAACAATATCAATTCCTCAATCTTAGAGCAGATAATTGGTACCGATGTATCTAAGCTTGACACTGCCGAAAAGAGCGCTTTGGCTCAAATCTCTTCAAAGCTGTCTGGACGTTTCGACATACAGCAGGAATCGTCAATGAGCGGCGATGCCAGAAATTCGAATTTAATTCGCTGGGCTGTTGCTATCAGCGTTTATGCTATTTATAATACTATACCCGATCAGGATATCCCGGAACGGGTAAGAGATAATTATACCGACTCTATCAAGGAAATAGCAAATATTGCTGCGGGCAAAGAGGGCTCGGACTTATTGAGAATCACCAGTTCTGACGGAAAAAGCAAAACGAAGTTCCGTTGGGGAAGCAACACAAAAAGAACTCACAACCCATTTGATTAAAAGCATTATAATATGGCACTATTTAGCTGGAAAGTATCTAAAAATAAGAAGGACGACAAATCACCAAGAAAATCTAAGGGGGTGAGCAAGCTGCCCGAAGATAGGATTAAAATGGAGATGAAGTCTCTCAACTCCGCGGCAGAAGATGCTCTTGACCCGAGCAACTCTAACCGGGCAGATCTAATAGACATATATACCAAAGCATGGAAGGACCCGCAGGTGATTTCTGAGAGGGAAAAAGCGGAATCATTTGTCATTTCGGAACCGTTCGAATTGCTTGATAAAGCCGGTAATCCGGATGAGGAAAAGGTAAAGCTATTTCAGCGGCCTTGGTATGAGTCATTCGTCAAATTCGCTTTATATGTAGAGTTTTGGG